CCCCAGTAAAAACGGCCGTCCACACGCTCATCATCTCCAGGCCAGCCAGAGAAGAATGGGGACGTAGAGACCGCGCCGCGGGTTACCTTGAATCTCATTGGTAGTGGAGGAACAATCGATCCTGTTAATACCAGCGAAGCGACCGGGAGCGCACCGTAAAGTCGGTCCGCGTCGGGTCCGGAAGGATTCGTCGAGACGTTACCATATGTTACACCACCTACAGTAAGAGGCTTAGTGCTATCGTCTGTCAGTGAATTTGTCGTTTTAATCGCTGGAATACCTGCAAAACCGAATGGTAGTGCTGTTACGGGAATTTCACCGCGATATAAAGCATCCTCTATAACAACGCGAATATAGACGGATTGATTAGGGTATTTTCCACCTACGATGATTCGGCGTTCATCATCATTTTCAGCATCAAAGTTGTACCATGCTTTATAGTCACCAACCTTTCTTCCAATAAAGCTTTCAGATGTTGGATCCAAGTTACAACCGGGATAGCTCTCAACTATCTGAGGTGCTAAATCAGTATCATCAAATCGTCGGACTTGAACTTCGAATGTGCCATATTGATAATTGAGGTTTGTACTAGCTCTAAGATTTGCTATAGAGATCTTGACCTTGTCATTACCATATGCACCATCAGAAAGACTTTCAAACCTCAACAGATCGTATTCTGTACCACCAAAGGGCTGTGATATAATACTTGGTGAAGAAGGAGTTGTGAATCTTGTATCAAATCGACCAAACAACGTTGTGAAGTAACCTGCTCCATTATCTTCAGTGGCTGCTAATGCAGTACCAGCACTTTGTGAACCAGACAAAACCGCGACCGAATTTGTGCTTACCACAACGGCAGCATTTTCATTTGCAACTGCAAAGTCTAGATATAAAAGATGCTGTTCTAACTGAAACTTTGTGGGGTCAGTGTTTAAAACGTTCGCAATATATGCAGGGTTTGATGGATCAAGAGATGCTGTTACTATTTTAACACCACCAGCAAGGCCTGTTGTTATATTAGTGGTAGGGGTTGGGGAGAAGTTGGTTCCAAGTGACGAAGAAATAGCCAAACCAAACATTCCACTCGCATCAGGAGCGCACACGTCTTCTAGCGTGTTTGTCCAAGTGTCAGCTAAGTCCAGCACTTGTATTCTTGAGCCAACAGCATTAAAGATAACGCCTCGAACAATCTTTGCAGAATTGCTTGCATCCCAGCTTGGGTTATCAGTAAATTCGGGCATGCCCAGAGTCTCTTGAGTATCGATCGTATGATCTGCTACAAGAAATTGAACCATTCCGGTTGCTGCATTGGATGGGGAACTAGAAATAGTTCCAGACAACTCAAATCCAGCATTTACGACTGTACCATAGGTCTGCGTATTCGTTATATTCGTTGTCGTTTCGTTAGAACCTGCGCCCAAAACGCGCATGTATGTTGCTGCAGTTCTGTTTTGCAAAAATGCTTGTACAGCATATGGACCAAATCTGTCTGGATCAATGCCTCCAAAACGATTTAAGAAGTCCGTTAAGCTACCCACAGTAACGGGTACAAATGCCGGACCCTTCTCGGCCGTACCAACAATTCCTGCTGGAACTCCTGTAATTTCGGTCTGTCTCGTCGACGCGTCGATTTCGCGCTCAAAGAAGCCGGGGGATCTAAATGTCTGTTCTGCCATGAGTCAGGTCTCCTGGATCTACTTTCATCACAAATAACTATTTCGTGCAAAGGGTAAATGTCATATATGTCATATCAATCCTTGAAGAGATCACCTAAATTTATAGATAATCCGCCAGAGGGTTGCGTGGATGCCCTAAAAACGGTCTCTCCTTTTTGATTGTTTGTATATAACACGTTTAATTGAGTTAATTCATCTTTCCCAGTAAATGGGTTTCTTTTAGTAACTATTACTTTTGGTCGATTTGGATATGAAGCTCCAGTAGTCGTCGAATCAGAATCTGTAGATCCGATTGTAACCTGATTCGAAATAACTGCTGTCGCGCCAGGAAAACCACTTGTAAGTGTAGCATTCATGCCCCGGGGCATCGCCTGCCCCGGAATTCCCATGGCATCCGTATCGATATCTTCTAATATAAATTGGCCAGGCTCTCCAGATGGAACAGCAGAAGGAGCGCTAACATTCATATTTGCGCTTAATTGCGAAACTCCAAAACTAATATCTGGAGCTGAAATTATTCTTCTAAAGGGCACTGGTAATCCTATCTCTTGCGGTGCAACAACGTAAGCCGGTACGGCGACGGTGAAGCTATACTTAACTAGTCGTTCATCATCAGAAAAATCCTCAAAATTATTACTAGGTGAAAGATTAGCGTCAATAAAAGCGGTAAATTTATATCCAACTTTTGTAGTTATGAGAAATGTGCGCTGAGAATTCTGTGTGTATCCGCCCATCATAGTCGTCAATAACGAATTCATTTCTTGTGTATATTGCGTCCAAAAAGTTATTTCGTAATTTGCGGTGTATTGTTTGATGGGCGGAATTTCAATAAATTCTATAATATTCTTTCGTGTATTTGGCTTTAATATTACACCATTAGCCGTAGATATTGGAATCGCTGGGGCCTCTCGGCGAGTAGCTATCCTTCCACCGGAGGTACCGCCGCCAAGACCGGATGCAGTTTTTTCATTCGCTGCGATTGCTATACTATCAGAATGATCAAACCCCCACCGATTTTGAAGACGTTGATAACGCGGGTCTGATTTAGAAAGCCTAACTTTTATTAAAAGTGGACTCAGCTGGGCATGGGTAGCACCCTTTGCGCTCGATTGGTCAATACCACTTCTTAAAATCGAAATTAGAGGAAGAATAATCGCTCCAGACTTATCTCTTAATGGTTTATTTCTTGCAAGAATTGCAAATCTTTCACCAGTCGCGAAGATAACAGGAACCCTCTTTGTTTCTTTTCTACGTTTATAAAAAAGCGGTAATTCTTCATTAAAAAAATTGAATAATGCCCTATCGACATCTTCTATATTACACGGTGGAATATGAAAATCATCAGGAATATCTTCCCCAGAATAACCCAGGTCAAGTGATCCATTGTTATACGCTGTTGTGTTATATCTAGTTGCCACTCTTAGCTCTCATCATAAAATGAAGAATCAATTTCTGTTGGGTCACCGCGTTTGGAAACCTCTGCAGGCGCCGGCTTGGGCGGTAATTGTAATTTGCCTTCTTCTACCAACGCTCGTACATCCCCGGTTGGACCCAAACGATTTTCGGCGAACCCTCTTTGTTGTACAAATACCTCTTGTACGGCAGTGGGGTCACCTGGGTAATATGCTTCATCAGTTGGTCCTAAAGGCTCTTTATTAATTAGGCCCTTACGTGCCTGTTTACCCTGCAATTTTACGCCTGTTGTGTGTTCAACCTCTCCATATATTGTGGATTGCCACTGGAGTTGAGTTATCTCAAAAAATACTTCTCCATAACTGAAATAATCACCTTCTCGAACCTCAATGTCTTTGTCTATCAAGTCTCTATAATGCAAATATGCACCTATATCCTGATTTTGACCTACACCAAAGCGAGTTGTTGTTATTTGGGGTGAATTCCATTCAATCGTAGCATCCAGATCAATCGGCGGATCAAAAATCTTATCCACAGCCTCTTCATATACATCATGAATAGTAGTGAGGTCTTCTCTAACTCGATAGTAATATATTTTCTGGCCGATGACATCCTTCATGACCTCTTTAGTTAAGTCAGATATTAAATCAACTTCTCGGGGAGTAATAAAAAGACGAGCCATGAAATGCCTAAGCTATAATGATTGTTTTGCCCATGGGCATTGGTATTTTTTGAAGCGCCTTTTGTATATTGTCAGCATCGGCAGCTTGATTTTCAAGAATCTTGCTATAGGTTAACCCTTCTAGCAGCTCAACAAGTTGGTCACGTAATCGTGTTTGATCTTCTCTTCCTCTAGAAACTAAGTCGCTACCGTTTAATTGCAAATCTCCAGACGGAATTGGAACAGAGCTAAATTTCGAGCGTACCTGTCCCAATAATTCCTCGCAAAGAGCAAGAGTAAATTGTCTTATCCATTGTCTACCAACAGAATTGATCACCCCATAAGATATTCGGCCATATGGGACATTAGATAATCCAGAAACACCATAGATCGTTTTATCTTCGATAGAAGGGCTAAGCGGATTAGGAGCAAAAGCAACTTTTATCCACAAACTCTTAGGATTATCGGCAGTTGGTAGAGGGAAAATACGAATATTCTCGCCCATTATTTTATAAGAATAGTTTGATTTTCGTACCCTATTAGAAATGTCCATTTGACCAGCTCTCAAGATATCTTCAAATACGGGCAAAACATAAAAAACAGTTTCTGGTGTAAAAGATTCAAAGCTAAATTCATTATTCATATAATTTATCGCAGAAGTAGTATCGAAAAACCTATACGCTGCTTGAGGTGAAAAATGGTATACGTCAAGTATCTTTAATTTTGTTCGGGGGGTATTATTGCTACTACTTGCTATTAAATTTCCAGCAGTATCTTTAAGCGTATCATAAATGTTATAATCTTGCTGGTTCTTAACAAGCGCAATCGATCCAGAAACTGCGTTATAAGAGCCACCCACACCGGCCGTTGAGCCGTACGGCTCTGCCATGCGGAGTAGATATTCAAGCGTTTGTCTTGGGAACAATGTAGACCCATCCGCGGTCAGCGAGTCCCCCGATCCTGTTGGCATACCAAGGACGTTTGATATCTGAGATTTAGCATCGGCTTCGTTTATAACACGGCCGTATTCTAGTGCGGCTTCTTCAAAGCAGCCCCACATTTGCTTTTTTGTAAGCTCGACGCTGAGTATATCATCACCCAACTTACGTTTCACAAACGTTATCATACCGTCTGCTTCAGTCTGAAATGAAGCATCTGTATCGAAAAAGCCGAATGGCGTTGGATTTCTAGTAAATGCGAAAGTAGACATAGCTCACCTTGTTCTAACTATAGAACGAGCAAGCAAAAAATCACATATATCAAGCCGAATTAAAGTTTACCAGTCTCCACAAAATTCGCATAACGCTTCTTAAAGTTGGACGGCCTTATCTTTCCTGTCCTTAGGAGCTCCATATCATGGAGATACTTTATTATGCTTTTATCATCATATGATGGCGATGGTGGTGGAGCTGCTATTGAAGGTGTTGGTGCTGATGGTGCTACTACTGGAGTTGGAGTGGCTACTTCCATCATTTGAGCTTTTAGGTCTGCTAACTCTTCTTTAAATCCTAATATTCTATTTGCGGACTCGGCTAGCTCTTCTTCTAGCTCTGATATTCTCTTTGCATTTCCCATTACGGTTGCTTTCTTTATTGTAGACATGCTTTATTGTTCTCCTTAAACTTACAATAAAAATAAACCACATTACTAGAAAGTAAAACAAAAACGGGGCCCCCGAAGGGACCCCGCAAATGTTTGATCAGATTGACCGAATATTATTAGATAACGTTCAGGTTCATAATCGTGACTGTACCGTAGAAGTCGGAACGAACCATCTTCTTGCCATACCGAGTCATCACGCCCTTGCGAGGAGTAAAGTCCTCAGGAGCGAAGATCGTCGGAGTAACAATCAGGGGAACATAAGGAGCATATACATAACCAGTCTCAAGGTAGCTACCACCCTTGTACCCAACAAGAACCTTGTTGCGTGGGAAGTAGGGGTCCTTGTAGACCGTGAAACGATTGCTCAATGTACCAACCTTCTCACAACCGAGAGTCATTCCGCCAGTCACCTGACCATCACCATCAAGGGTGTAGGATGGGCGATAGAGGACCGAAGCCTCGAGAATGGTAGCAACATCAGGACTTACGACCATGAAGTTTGCAGATCCTCTCAGGGTCTTACGGTGAATCTCGTTTGCAACGTCAATGACGGTTTCCACAAGAGTCTCGTACCATTCTCTGACCGTTCCCGTAAAGGTCGGACCAGTGGGACGAGCCGTTGCGGTATTCGCCAAGCCACCATCAACACTGATAAGTGCGCCAGACTGCTTATTAACAAAGCGACCAGGCATACGTGACCAGTAGTAGTTGGTATCGGCTTCCATCAAGAGATCATTGAGGATCTCACGATCGATCTCAAGAGCGATTTGCTCAGATAGGATCTGAGTAAGCTCAACCTCAGCATCTAAGCTGTGGTAGGCATTCAAATCCTGAGCAAGCTCTGGGGACCAACGAGCACGGAGCTTCCGAGTCGATGCCACAACCGAGATGCTCTCGATCTTGATATCAATCTCAGGAATAACCGGCTGCGGTGAAGATGCGAAGTTGGACTCAAAGACAGGAACCACGAGGGTATCGCCATCTGTACCGACATTCAATGCATTCGCCTTCGGAAAGACGACTGAGAACGCTCCCAGATTGTCTCCACCGATGTTCGCACCGGAAAGCACCATAAGAAGTGCAGAACCGGCCTTGCTCGCAGGAGCCATCGGATCACCACTGATTGAACCAGCAGCAGAACCAGACTTAACAAGCTGGTTAAGACGACGAAGGTTATAAACACCTGCACCACCCTGCCATTTGTCACCGAAGGGTGTGACTATGTCCACACCACCGAACGCGTTAAGTCCAGTCGCTCCAGAAAGAACCAGCGCAGCTTCCTTGACCATACGAGGATCGAAATCCGAACCAAGCTGACCTAAGTCAACAGCCAGGAAAGTGAATGCACCACTGTTGGTATCAATATCACTTGTTACCTGCGGATCGAACTGAAGGAACCGACCATCGGAACCACTAGCTACCACAGAGGTACCACCAGCGGTAGTACGAGACTGTGTGGCTGCACCACCAAGACGGAAGTTGTTGGTAATGGCCGGCGCCACGTCGACGCTGGTATGAACCTTCGAATAACCAGAACCTGCAAGATCGTATTGTCCACCAACA